CTTTCTACTCTCTTACCGATAATAGGTATTTTTGTAATACCCATTCTAGCAGCAAGTTTCAAAGGTTTTAATTCTTTCTTTAAATCTCTAAATGCAAATTTTAATCTAGTTGATACACCTAGTACCTCACCTAGTCTTTTATTAGTTTCACCTACAGTAGCATTGATGTAATCTATTTCAGCAGGTTTTAATTGACCTGTCTTTACAGTTTCTTGTATCTTTTTTTCTGTAGATTTCTGTAATTGTAAAGCGTCATCATACTCCATACCTTTGATACTATCAAGGTCAGCGATAGTGTAATTATCAACAAAGTTAATGATCTCTTGTCTGATCTTTGCGTCTTCTAACTTTTGTTGATTCTTATAACCAGCACCTGCTTGTATATCATCAATGTATGTTTGTAATGAATCAGATATAGCAAACTTCTCATCATCTTCAATCTTCTTTTGTTTTTGAAGGATGTCTTTAAAGTTTGGTGTTACCTTTTTAAACTTTACTTTTTTTTCTGCCATTTATTACTCTTTGTTCTTAACTTTAGATGGTTTCCCATTTACATAGATTGCAAACCAACCAGCACCAGCACCAACAACTACTGACACTAACCCTGCCTGAGCGTTGTTTGGATTCTCTAATGCCATAAACCAATTGATTACATCTAAAAATGCCCAACCATATGCAAGCATTAATAATCTTGGTACTAATCTCCAGTTTGACATTAATTCAGGTATCTCTACCTCAATGAAATGCCATAATGATTTACAACCATGTTTGAAACCATTCCAACCTGTTGTAAGCATGTTCTTTAAAAAGTTCATATTTCTATCCTTTTCTTTGTTTTTCTCTTATCTTTTCGTTTTCTTCTTTTATATGTTGCATTAACATTTCAACATATATTTCCCTCTCCCACGGTATCATATCTTCTAATTCACTTAAAGAGTATTTATGGTACTGCATTAATGCAAAATTAGTACGGTACAAACTCTCCAGGTTTTCATGCAAGAGGGCTACTGAAAAAAATCAGACGCACCTTGCAATAATAATGTAAAATCTTTACCTGATTTAGGGTTCTTGTATTTTATCAAGTGTGATACGATAGGCAAACTTTCAAAATATTTTCTTATCATACCAAACTGTTTTGTTGTTAAATGATCTACAAATTCGTTTAGTTCTTCCTCTGTTAAATCATTTGCCTCATACACTTCTTCCTTATTGTATATTTGAGCAATACAATCCCTCACTAAATTAAAACCTAAATCTAATAACGTTTTCTTATTAGCTATATGTTTTATCGTAGGTACTTTCATTATAATACCGTAACCTTTTTCAAACTCAATTTTAGTTTCAAACTTCTTGTCTAAATCAGGTTTCACGTCTTCAATCTTTAATTTATAATCTACTGTAACAGTTTCGTCATCTGGACATTTTAGTTTTAAATCTATTTCTTCACCAACAGATTTACCTCTAATATTTAACCACAGATATTCAAAATCATAAACAGGTAGTTTTGTAACATCTACATCTGATAGAGTACAGCTTTGAACAATTTGCGTTAAAGCATTGTTCATCTCTGCCTCATCTCTACTTTCAACCGCCATCAATAATATTTTTTCTTCTTTAATCAAAAACGGTCTATACTTAACCACGTTGTTATTTGATAAAGTCAAATCATATTCAGGCACTTTCAAAAATGATAAACTCATTATTTAACTCCTTTATTAATAAAATATATCACGTATAATTTTAGGATCAGGAAGACCCTTAGGAAATACACGACCTCCTGTTACTCGCCCTATAGGCAAATTCTTTCTTATTGTTTCATAAACTTGACGACCTGCTCTACCTATTTCGTTACCTATACCAAATGGTAAGTTATCTAAAAAACTACCTTGTATCGCTGTCGTATTGTTTCTATATTCGTTTCTATCTAGTGTAGTAAATTCTTCCGTATTACCTTTTGCCAAGAAGTTCCATGCTGTAGTAGCATAGTTTCTGTACGTAAATGTTACACTAGTTTTAACAATTTGATTTACTGCGTCATATGATAATGGTGTAGCAGCAATTGATTTAGGCCACGCCTCATAACATTGTACTTGATATGATGAGAAACCAGATGAGTCACCTAGTGATTGTCTTAACTGTTGTCTATCTAATCCTGGGTCACCAGTAGGTTTAAAGTTAGCAAGAGCTGCTGTAAATGTTTTAGTCAATGGTGTAATTGTAATCATACAATCTCTAGCATAATCATCATAATAACCTACGTTATGTGAAATAGGATCAACTATCATATTTTGCCATGCTTCAAAAAATAGTCGTTCTTCGTAATTAACACTTGTATAAAATTCTAAAGTTATTTCTTCAAATGATACGTTCTTTGCCATTGCTCTTTTAGGACCATAAAACGTTTCATTTACATCATCTGTTATAGTCTTACCAGGTAATGATACGTTAGAACAGAATAAATCCATTCTATATTTTAAATTCTCTTTTATAGCATTTGACAATGCACCACTTCTTCTCATTCTTAAAGTTTGATCTTTAGAAGGCACATCAGGATAAATCATATTAGTTGCTAACATGGCTTTAGGACCATCTACTGTAACTAAAAATTGTGTTGGTCTAGCAAAACCACCAGCACTTGTCATGCCTGATCTGAATACATTATAAACTGAATTGGCATTAGATGAAACGTTGTTTGCTGATATTCTTTGATTAGTTGATCTTACATCAAATTGTGGTTTAGATGGCGGTATGCCTAATCTAATATCCATATCACCAAATCTTTTACCTACACTTATTATACTCATTAAAAACTCTCCGTCAATAAATCTGTTTTTAAACAAAATAGTTCAAATATTTCTACTGCAAATACATAACCCATATAAAAGGTAAAGAAATATGAAAATGCTACTAAAGCACTAATTAAAAATGTTTTCATTATAGAAACTTCCTACTATCTGAATAAACTACAGCGTCACTTGCCTTTTTAAATCTTTGTACAGGTAAGTATATCGCAATTGCAGCCTCATCAGCATTTATTCTTAAAAATCCTGTTTGACAATATGCATACAGATATTTTTTGATTGTCGGTTTTACAATCTTAATACTTTTTACATCATCATAATTTACATCAAATTTTGTTTTACTATCAAATCTACTATCTGTTGCTGTTGCCTGCATACGTTCTAATAATCTAAATCTCAATAGTGGTGGTAGATAGTGAAAGTTCATACCCATAAATCCACCTGATATTGGTTCTAATGGTAAAACAAGTGGGAACACGTCATAGTAAGGTAGTGTCTTTCTAAATTTAGGATTGTACCCAAACAAGTTTAATCTACCTACGCTAGGACGACCATTTAGTTTGTTCTCTCTAAACAATTGACCTGCTGTTTTATTACTTGCAATCTTATTTACTTGCGTTCTATACCAAGTAGCAGATTTATCTGCATTCCCAGCTCTTTGTTTTATAGTGTCAAATACGCTTGCCATATTACTATTTATGTTGGTAATAAATAGATTTATGAAGAAGTTGAAGAATATAGATAAACGACCATATCAAGGCATATTCAAGCCTATGAACCCACAGAAATATAAAGGCAACGTTAATAACATTATTTATAGGTCTAGTTGGGAGAAACGTTTTATGATGTATTGTGATAAGAATAGAAGTGTGTTGGAATGGGGTAGTGAAGAAATAGCAATATCGTATCGTTCAGTAGATAATAGACCTCATAGATACTATCCTGATTTCTATATGAAAGTTAGACAATCAAATGGTACGTTTAAGAAGTTCATTGTAGAGATCAAACCTAAAAAACAAACACGCAAACCTAAGGCACCTTTGCGTATGACTCGCACATATAAAAATGCATTGATAACTTATGAAAGAAATAGACGTAAGTGGAGTACGGCGTATGCCTGGTGTCATAAAAGAAACATGAAGTTTCTAATACTCACCGAAGATCATTTGAAAACTTTTTAATTTGCGTATTCGCAATATAGACCTACGTTAGTATCTTGGAATGATCTAAAGTAATCACCAGTAATTTTTAACTTACCAGTATCAACTAATCTAGCAAACTTCTTATGGTCTGAAGTTATACAGAATACATTACCATTATCTAATACGGTAAAAGCATCCCATAGTTTAGTTTGATCTTTAAATAGATTTACTAACATAATTTTCTGTAATTGTTTTGCACTAAATTTGCCACCCATAAAGCAATCTCTAAAATTAACTTTACTAGTATCAAATACATAGTTCAATAAGTCTTTTAAATATTTGTTTGATTTAACCACACCTAGTCCTTTAAACTGTTTCTGCCAGTGTGCCTCTTTAGTACCTGAAGTACCCCAAGGTTCATATGCGGTTCTGTTTTTAGTAGTTTCGTTTGGTTTAACTTTGTAAATTTTAGATATAGATTTAGCATGTTGTTGAACACCCTTACCTGATACTTTACCCATAATTCTCATCTCACTACCTTTCATCTCAATAGACTTACCATCTACTGTTATGTCGCCAGTGTTTTTCTTTTTAGCAATACCTACTCTAGGAGATAAAAACAAACACATAAATTCACCTTCACCAACCATAGCATTAGGAGTACCTAAACCTACAGGTCTATGTTGAAATAGTACATTTGCTAAATTTACGTATTTTGGTGTAACATAATCAAATACGTTGGTGTTTGTTTTGAATAGACAACTAGGGTCAAATATTTTATCGTTCTTATAATCTTTGATGTATGAATCTACCTGTGTGCCAGACTCATATAACGCTGATACCAATGACCTACTCATATCTTTCAAGGCCTTATCTGCGTCTTTGTGTGAAATTGTCTTTACAAATGGTATTACTTTGTCTATATCGTTTTTGTACATATTTGATCTCCTCATAATTATAGGTACATTATATCAGAAAATGTCGCTTTTGTCAAGCGTAAAATCGGTATATTTTTCAACTAGGAAGTGTGGGGTAGCATTACTGCTACCCCATATTGAGAAAGTGAGAGAGATAGATTATGAATCGTCTTCAGCTAATTTACTAAAATACGAAAGGTCATCGCTTTCGTTAGACGATTCAACTTTCTCTACCGAGCTGTTAGAAGACGTTGGTATGTCATTACTGACAGGTGGGAGATCAATATCTTCAACTGACTCGGTACTTCTTTGTCCAGTAAGTGTCTTATTAAGTTTCTCTTTGAGTTCTTCATAAGCTTTAAAATTACTAGGATCAATGAAGGGCTTTAGAGCATATTGAGATTTCCATATTTTGTCAATCTCATCATCAGTAGGTTTTACTCTACTAACTGGCTCAAATTCTGATTTATCATAATTCCAATAACCATCAACCTTTCTGATTTTTAGTTTAAAGTTTGCACCTTCCCAAAAATCAAACGGATTAACAGCCTTCTCATCTTCAAAAGCAGGATTCATTGCTTCAGTAATCTTATCAAATATTTTCTTACCGAATTTGAATAAGAATACTTTGCCTTCGTTCTCTGGATGTTTAGGATCACTTACTACAAAAATATTAGAATAGTATTGTAACTTTCTTTTTCTTTTTCTAGCAATTTCTTTATCGGCTTCTATGCCTGTATTCCACAACCTTGTGTTTTCTTCACTAACAGGATCCTTTTTGTTAAGTGTAGTTAAAGAGTTTTCAATATACCATTGACCACCTGGTCCTTGAAACGCATGGTGCCAGACTCTTTGCCATGGCATATCTTCACCTTCAACAGCAGGCAAAAATCTGATTACAGCGTAACCATTGCCAGACTTATCTAGTTCAGGTTTCCATAACCTATCGTCTTGGTATTTGTTTTTCTTTTCGGGTTGTTCTATTGTGTTTTCTAACTTCTTTGTTAGAGCTTCAAAGTTTGACTTTGACTTCTTTAGGGCTTCTAATGCACTTGACATTGTATTATACTCCTTGTATATATTGTTGTACGTATTTGTATTAATGTAAATATAATATTATTTATATACTTTTTTACATTCATTTAGCAATTATATCA